GGGCGCAAATACCCTATTTTTCATCACTTAATCGAGCCATAAAAATTATTTTCAAAAAGTTGGCGACTTTTTGCTCGTTTTAACGTGTTATAATAGTATCGTAAAACAATGTAGTCAATCATTTTGTGTCAATCATAATCTTACCCCCCCCCTTAAAAAAGGCATCCGTAATGGGTGTCTTTTTTCATTGTGGGGAAAAGGAGGGAATATGCCGAAAGCAAGTATATGTTGGACTTGCAAAAATGCAAGGAGCGGTTGCAGTTGGATGCGCCAACATAAACCAGTAGGCGGCTGGCAAGCTGCTAAAACAGAATTAGGGTATTTGGTAAAGTTATGTCCGCAATATACGCAGTCATATGCGGAGTTGTCTGTCGCGCAAATAGCACAGGATATGGGAGCGAGTAAACGTACAGTGTATCGCAGAGGTGTAAAAGCTATAATAAGTTTTTACGCCGCGCAAAACCGTAAGGTTACTTGCTGCTCGGACAACGGTAGGCTTTATGAGTGGTTTTAGCGGAGATTAAGCATAGAGGAGACGGATTGCCATGGCGAAATATAATTGGAATAAATTAAAGATCGCCTTTATCAACGGCGACTACAAAAACCTCAAAGACTTCTCGGAAAAGAAAAAAATTCCATATAAAACTTTACAGGAATCAGCCGTAGGCTGGACACGGGAAAAAAAGGAAAAAGACAGGGAAAATATAGGGGAAATCGAGAATGCTGTACGCGAGAGGAAAATAGAACGAGAGATTACCCGTATTTTATCCCGTAATGATAGGGTATTAGAAGCGCATGACAAGCTGCTTGAAGTATATGAGAGGTTAGGCGTAGAGGACATAATCGAGCTTGCCAAGAAGCAGCCTAAAGCGTTTGTATCGCTTACATCGGGGCTTGTCAACATCCAAAAGGTACACAGGCTTGCTGAGGGATTAGACAAGACGCAAGGCGAGGACAGTAATGCCGAATGGCACAAGGTCATTTTCGAGATAGTGGGGGCGAGCAATGTCGACAAGCAAGATTAAGTTTTTAGACACCTACTTGCCGATATTAACGCCCAATCATAGCTTGGAACAAATGAAGTTATTTGAGAGTGAAGAATACAAAGAGGGACTTAACCGACGGCTGTTAAACGGTGACGTGCTAAATCCGTCAGTATTTGGCGCAAAGACTTATGTTGGTAAGTCAGGGCGTTCGACTGGTAAGACAACTAATACAGAGTTTGTTATAGGTAAATTCATTAGCGAGGGAATAGGTGATATTTGGTATTGTCGTTCTGAGGACGGAGATATTGGAAAAAGTATATTCTCATCCATGCAAGCGACGTTGAGGATAATGGGATTTACCTTATCGCGAAAGGATAATAAGGCGGATTTCCGTGTGTGTGGCTCGCCGTATCAGATAACGCATAATCGCACGGGGAATGTTATACAATTCTTTCCGCTTAACAAAGATATCAACCGTACAAAAGGCTTTTATCCGCCGTCGGGCAAGTTGCAAATGGTAGTTGTAGAGGAAGCAAACGAGGTTGACGACGGTAAGTATATTACGGCGCTGGAGACTACGGCGAATAAGTACATCAACAGTAGTTCTAAGTTCGTATACAACCTCAACCCGCCCGAAACGAGACAGCACTGGTCGGTCAAATACTTTGATGACAAAATTAAGTATGGTGCGACATTACTTTATACAACGTGGGAGCACTTGGCGCGCAACAATCTCTTATCCGCTGCCATGATAGCCGAGATATTGAAGATGAAGCGGAATAATCCGCTTTTTTATCGATATTGGTATCTTGGCGAGATAGTTAACATGTCGGGATTGGTATTCCCGCAGTTTGAGCGAGAGAAGCATGTCATTACAGCCATTGACCGCAGCAAGGTGGCGAACATTACAAGTCGCTATTTTGTAGCAGGTGACGCAGCGAATAAAAACGACCCGACATGCTTCGGATTGTGGTGCGAGCTTAAGTACGGCAGCTCTGTCGGCGCGCTCTTGTGCGTTGACGCTATGTACTACGACCCGCGCAAGCACGGACAGCTTGATGATGTAGAGCTTGCTCAAAAGGTGTGTGACTGGTTTGACGGCGCTATGGCGAAGTACAAGTTAAATTACATACGAGGCAGCGGCACGGTGGATAATGCAAATTGGAACTTAATGCGCATGTTGCAACGTAGCAAATCGCTCGGTCACATCACATGGACGGCAGCGACCAATAAGCGTATCTTGCGCGACACTAACCGCGTGAGAGTGCTGCTGCGCGAGGGTATGCTGCTATTTAACGTATCTCCCGACAATCAAGTAGGGGAAATCGTACGCGAGTTTGAAAACTACATCTATGACGAGAAAACGGGCGAGATAAAGAAAAATCAAGACGACCACGGTATCGACATGACCAAGTATCTTACATATTTAGTCTACTCTGATACAAAACAATTTTTTTAAGGAGCAGGATAATGGCAGATTTTTATCAAATAGCAGAAGACGCGAACAGCAACGCGGTAGAATCTAAAGAGATGCTTGTACCGACTTCGCCTGCCGAGCCGATATTCGGGGCGTGGTGCAGTGCGGATTTTCTAAACAACGAGAAAGTCATCAACAGCACGGCGTTTTTCACGTTTGCGCCGTACGAGTACGTGACATATTACTGGACGGTAGTTCGACGTAATCTCGAGTGGTACAACGGTTATGTGTGGGGAATACACAACAAGGGTATATTGAGTTCCAAGATAGGCGCAGCTGTATGCGATATAAGCGCTATGTTGACGCTCTCGGGCGGCATACGATTTAAGGGCAACCGTAAAGCTAAGGACTTTATGGCGGCTTTTGCGACCAAGCGTCGACTGGAAGCTAAGCTCAAGCAAAAATTGCCCATACATAACGCCATAGGATTTACCCTCGCAAAGATTGACGTCGAGGGTAACGGTCAGCTGGATATTAATTTCGTGCAAGGCAATCGCTACTTTGCCCAGGTCGACAACGAGAATAATGTAACCGCTACTTATGCGCTAATCATGATATTGACTGCTAATCCGCTGTGCGTGACTGTATCGGAAGAGACGCGAGGCTATTATCTTGTTGAGGAACGCTTTTACAGAAAGGATAAGCCATGCATACGCTATCGCATGTACGAGGGACCGATACTTGCAACTTCGCCAATGTTTGGAGATATAGGCGGCAGGAGAGACGGCACGCGCGGCATAGAGTTTGAGCATCTCCCCGGGCACGTTAAAGCGTTTGTCTTGCGCAGGTTTAAGCGCAATATATTAAATAAGACTTTTTACCTTCCGTTCGACAATCTTGGCGTTGTCGTGCTTAAAAATAGATATGCGGCAACAGGCATGGATGAGTACGGTTGCTTTGCAGACAGCACGCTGGCAAAAGCTGGCGAGGCCCTGTACGAGTACGACTTGACTACCACGCAGAAAGAGGAGAGTAAATATCTGAGTAAAGATTTCGCCGTCATTCCTGCCGAAATGATATCGCAAGCTCCCGCAGGAGTGGCGGGTGACGAGCGTAGAGCTTACGCCCTTGAGGTAGCCAGCAGTATAAACAGCGGGCTTGACGGCAGGATTGTTAAACGAGCGCAGTATATGGACCCTACCGACGCGTCTCCGTTCATTTATCAAGTGCCGCTCAAGACCGACGATTACGGCAACGAGCTTGACAGGATACTCAACAAGATAGCAATGCTCACAGGATTAAGCCCTGCTACCTTAGCAGGGTATTTGCACAATGGGGTAGAAAAGACTGCGACCGAAGTAACGGCAGATAAAGACAACACGCGTCTTACCGTTAAAAACTCGAGGGAATTGCTTGTTGACGGATTAAACGAGCTTTCTAAAACAGTACTCAAGTATTACGGCTTCGTAAACGCAAAAGGCAAACCGTTGGACTGCCAGATTGTATTTAATGAGGGCGCGCTTTCCAATCCTTATCAAGAGGTCGAGCTTATTCGCAATCTCAAAGATGCGGGGTTGATTGACAACAAGACCGCTATAGCTAAAGCAAATCCCGACCTTGACGAGGAAGCAGTAGAGGAGATGTACGCGCTTATTCTTGAAGAGCAGCGGCAGGCGCAAGCACAGCCCTTCGACGGACTTGATAATCTCGGACTTGGGCTATGAAGCATTATCTAAAGCAAGCAAAGGACGAGGGGGTAAACTGGCAGACCGCGCTTATTGAGGACACGGAGACGGAGATTAAGCTGCTTATACGAGCCGCCGTGTTCGGGGCGTGGACATGGGCAGTCCTTAACCGCAAGATAACGGAACTGGTTGGCAAGGCTGTTGATGAGATTGAGATTGCAGAACTTAAGGAGCGGGCGCGAGTTAGCTTGCTCGCTTTTGCAACAATAGCGTATAGAGCTTTTGTCGCAGCCATGGCGGGCGTAAATGTTAAGATACTGCCGCAGGTCGTCAAGTACACGGAGCGAGGCGACAAGAGCGCAGAGCGCGTTATACGTAGAGCGTATCGGTCGGATTACTTCGACACGGCGCAACCGCTAAACGAGTACGCTAAGGATTATATGAAAAAAGTCCACAGCGCGCTTGATGAACTCGCAATGTCGACAGCAAAAGACGATTACTCCTCGCGGGTATCGCTACGCAACATCTCTGAGATGTCCGTAAGGTGGGAAGAGAAGCAAAAGGCGAGGCAGAAACTCATAGACGACGGCGAGGACATCGTATGGATAAGCACGCATGCTAATTGCTCGGTCCGCTGCCAAAAATATCAAGGCAGATTATACAGCATGAGCGGTCAAAGCGGCGTTATTGACGGCATTAAGTATGAGCCGTTAACTAATGCGACCGATGTTTTTTACACGACAAAAAGCGGAAAGACGTATAAAAACGGCTGTATAAGCGGGTATAACTGTCGACATTACCTTATCCCGTATAGGAAAGGTAATCGTCCGTTCGAGGTCCCTGCCGACGTTGTTGAAAAGCAACGCAAGATTAATCGTACACAGCGTGCTATGGAAAGGGGCGTACGCGACGCAAGACTGGTCGCCGAGCTGTCCATAGGAGAAGATGCTCAAAAGGCAAAGAAAGTGGCAGCGGCTCGCTATAAGCGCTATAGAGAGTATTGCAAGCGCAACAACGTTGCATATTATCCCAGCCGTGTTCAGATATGGGACAGCGACGTCCTTGCCGACGTATGGCAGGAATCGCAAGCGATAGACGAGGGGCGCAAATCTCGCATGAAAATCTAAAAAAAATCAGACGGTTAACAGCCGTCTTTTTTAATACAAAAAAAACTTTTAAGGAGGCATCAAGGATAATGGCAATTTTTGGCAGGAAGTCAGATGACGAAAAGAAGAAGTCTACCGAAGAGCAGATAGACGAAGCTAAAAAGGACATTAAGGCAAATGGCGACGACAGTCAAACGGAAAAAGACCGTATAGACGAGAGCGTTGCCGCACAGGAGCGCGCCGAGGGCGAAGAGGATAAGCAGGACGCCAAGGACAGGGTCGACGAAAGCGAGGGCGAAGAGAAAGAGGAGCGCAAGGAAGAGTCTGATAAGGACGAATTCGAAAAGCGCCTTGACAGTATCGAGCAAAAGCTTGACAGCATAACCAAGCTCTTTGAGGCTCTTATGTCGGAAAGCACCGACGAAGACAAAAACGACGGCAAGGACGAAAAGTCCGAAAGAGGCTTAAAAGAAGCCGACGACGATGACGAGGAAGAGGTCATTGACTTTTTTAACCAGTAAATAAAAAGGAGGCTCATATAACATATGGCAGATTTTATCCCTAAGTCGACTACTGAAGCGGTAGTCGCAAACACACTACAGAGACTTGCGCCCAGCGGCGCAATAACCAAGAGAGGCGGTTACACCTATGTAAACGGCTCTTTAATTCCCGCGGCACTTTCGCCCGTGCTGGCAAGAGCAATGAGGGCAGGCAAGGTTGTGCGTGACGGCATTGCTAAGACTGAGGCTTTTACGGCGACAATCAGTCCGATGAAAGTCGACAGCGTAACAGTACAGGTTCAAACCAATACGGGCGTTCATGTTCGTACGGTACGCGGCGGCGGTGTAGCGGGTACTACCGGAAACGACGGCATTATAAATGTCAATCGAAAGCTGATACCGTCTACCACGCCATTCACTATTCCTATTCGCGAATTGGACGACCAGCCTTGGTTTTTCCCTCAGATGCAGTTAGAGACTATGCTCTTTGACGAAGTAACCGAGACGATTGCTAACATTGCGGATAACGACATTAACGCCATGGACGCTTACGACATGGCGAAGATGATAGCGTACGCTTGCTATCGCAAGAATACGGGTGCGAATAACTTTATTGTCATTAACGAGAATAACGCCTACGACAAGAATTACATGGTCAAGGCAATAAACGACCTTGACGCTGCAATGTCCAACGGCGACCCGCAGACGCAGCTTGGTGAATTCAGAGGCAGACGCGCTCTTATGCTGCGCAATAGGCTGCTCGGATACATAAAGACGCCCGAGACAGGCTTCGTCATTAACGCGCCTCAATCGAACGACCTGTTCTGGAAGCCGAGCTTCGATGAGAACGAAACCGTAAGAGAGGGCTCGCAGTACCGCGGAAGTATACGCGGCTACGAAATGACCGAGTTCAACGCTACGCATCAAGACCTTATGGAGAAGTATCTCGGTTTGAACCAAGGCGCTCTCGACGGCGTGCTTGGCATTGTCTCGACACCTTGGTCATATGCGGGCGGCGGCGTCGCCAAAAGGGAGATGAGGCTCTTGCAGAGTACCGAGTACGACGGCGTCGTAGCGTTCCCTTATACCAAGTTCGGCGGCGCGGCGTATAGGCTGATATTCCTCATAGTATCCAGCGATTGGAATATACCCGATAAGCTTAAGACCACTCTTGCCCCTGCGCCTGTTAAGGCTCCCTCGAAGTGGGCTACCGACGAAGTCGAGCCTATTACTCGAGTTGTCCTCGACGACGACGGCAATCCTGTCAGCGTGGAGACTGTTATGGATTATCTCAAGCCCAACGGCGACGCAACAAGCAACGTAATCGTCTCGCTTACCGATAGCGCGGATAATACGCCTATTAAGAACGCGACGCTTACTTCTACTGTAGGCACCAATACCGATTACAAGTTCACCAACAACGGCGACGGTACTTACAACGTGCTTATCCCCAAGGGACAAGCTGTGAATATCAATATCGAAGCAACGGGTTATACGGCAGCAACCGTAGCCTTGACGGCTAAGGAGACTGCAAAGTGGCAGGCTTTTGCACATCAAGCGCTTACTAAGACGGCAGCAAAGTAAATTACAAGGCTTTTGAGGGATTGAGCCTTTAATCAATCCCTTAAAATCAAGGAGGTAAAAGACATGGATTGTAATACAAAAGTCTTTCCTTATTCCGACGACTACATGGCATATGATTATAGCACTCATATGTATTACATAACTCCCAACGGAGCGCTTAACCTTTTAGGAATAAATCTAAACGAAGAGCTCGAAAACTTCGGACAAGCGAATAATACAACTCGGGCGTTAAGGTTTTGCAAAAAGTCCGCACAAAAAGTATACAAGTATATCCGTAAACGCTGCTGGTCCAGTAATATCATGCTGCGCTTCATGGCAAAAGCTCCCGATTTGCGTGATTTTATTCGCGACGAGCTGCTTATTCCGCAGTTGGAATATAACGTATCTAACGGTTTTCCCGACGAGTTTTCGGGACTGAACGTAGCGAAAGGCACGGCAATGCGTCCCGAGGATTTGCGCGGCGACTTAAGCGTTTCGGACGAAGTAGCTACCAATACCAAAATCCCCCTTACCAATTACGGATTTTGCCTGTGTCAGAGTAGAGTCATGAGGGTATTGCCTGCATGTATTTACGACAAAGGAGAGTATTGACATGATAGGCGATTTGGCATTAGGTCATAACCAGTTTGAGCGCGCTCGGTGGGTGCCGCAAGGTGAACACGCGGCAAACAACACAGCGAAGCTCATACGGGTTGAGCAGGTAAAGGAAAAGACAAAGACGTGGGTCAACCCTGCGGGCAATATATTAGCCGCAGGCCATGATACATATATCAGCACGTTATACAGTGCCGATTATGCTATCGGTGATTATATATACTGGCGTGGCAGCATGTGGGGCATTGACGAGGTTATCGAGAACGTTTACGAGATAGCGCCGCAAGTCCTTTGGTGGGTTAAAGCTAAGAGGCGCAAGATGTATGTATTGAAGCTATACGAGACTAATAAGACACTGGAGGGAATTAATCAATGATAACAGCACAAGATGTGCGGGCGGCGATAGCACAATCGGTATGGACGTTCAAAGCTCGCGTACCTGTCGATACGGGTAATATGAGATACAATGCGACAAAGCTAATGCCTTTGGGGCACGATAGGTATCGGCTGTATATTGATAAGAACATCGCACCGTACTTCCCCTACGTAGACGGTCCGTGGGTGCACCCGAGGTGGCAGGGCGCAAAAAATCCAAACGAGAAATTTTTTGAAAAAGCCGCGATAGCTTTTGCGAACGAGCTTACAAGCCGTCTAAACGGCAAAATGGAGATAATAGTATGATTGATTTAAGCGGGCTTGCAACAACCCTTGAGACACAGCTTAACGCGATCGCCGCGCGAGATAACGTAGGGTTTACTTTCGACATAAAATACGCAGCCAATAAGGTAGGCGCTCAAGCTTTGAAGATATACGCTCCGCAAGCGCAGATAATCACGGGCGAGCTTGACCCTATGCCGTCATCGGTTATACCGCTACAAGGGCTGGATATTTTTTACGCTACGCATAATCTGAATATACTCGCGCCGCGCGACCAACTTGAGCAAGTCCTTGCAATAGTGCAGGAGTTTGTAGAGAAAAACACTGGCGAGGACTTTACAGTCGGCGAGTATGCGGGCAGGGCGATATATCAGATGCCTAACGTATCCGCACCATACGACAACATCAGCATGAAGTTTGGCAACGCGGTGACGCTTCAAGCCGACTATTTGTTTGTAAAAAACGGCGTATTTTCTAACGCAATTATTATTGAGCTGGACGGCGAAAAAATGTTCGCCTTGAACTGGTCTGTTAGGAACGACAAGACGCCCTCGAGCAACAACATAGTCAACAATCCGATATTGACCGTACAGGCGCAGACGCAGAGCGTTCAATACACATGGGGCATGTATTATACCAATACCCCCATAATTGCTGAACTCGTCAAGGAAATACACGGCGATAAGCCGCTTGGGCAGACGCATACGCTCACATGGTACGACGGAGTAGCCTACACAAGGGAAAGTCCCAAGACGTCCACAGTAGTGCTCGTCACAGGCATATGCAGCGGCTCTGCTGGAGATATTCCGCAGCTCGAAGTGCATTTTACTAACGCCACGCAGGTAGGCGACGCGGAGCAACCGCCGATATTATAAGGAGTATATCATGGCAGAATACAGCGACCCTCAAATTACTATAAACATTTACGCAACAGAGGGCGACGGTTCAGGGTTTTCAAGCCCGACCGGTGACAGTAACTCGGTCGGCAGCGGCGCTACACCGCTTAATCCCGTCAAGGCGTTCATGCAAAACGCTCGTAAAGCCGTAGCCTTTGCAGGTATAGGCACATCAATAATACAGCTCGCGGATTACTCAGTAGGGCGCGTAGGCGTCGAGACGGGCAATATGCAGCTCCAGCGCGACATCAACATCGCCAAGCGCAGCATAGGGCTTGCCGGCGCAGGGATAGCGGCTATAGCTGCTGGCGGAATAGTAGGCGGCTTGGCGTTCGGCTTGAGCCTCGGAGTGTCTGCGGCAATGCAAGCGGATACATACGAGTACAACAAGCGCATGAGCGATACGCAGCTCACTATCATGCGCGAGCGCGCGGCTACGTATAATCGCAGTCGCTCTACAGACCAATAAGGAGAATAACAATGACATTATATAAGGTATCTTATTTTGACGGAACAGCATGGCAGGAGATAGGCACTTGGGACAGACCTTTTACGCTCGGCTATAAGCTCGACGAGACGCTCGACGTGGGCGTGCTTACAATCCAAGTAGCCGAGTATATAAGGCTTAAGCCCTTTACGCCTGTGCTTTTAGAGGTGATAGACGACGGCGTAACGGTAGAGCGAGAGGTCGTTTACACGTTCCAAAAGCAGGACGCGCAAGCGGCAATGACTTGATAAAGAGGTGGATAAACATGTGGGACGAAGATAAGCACCCGAGAGATAATAGCGGTAAGTTCACGGACAAGCGGGGGGAGCACAGGATACTCTAAAGAGCAATTAAGCAAAGCTCGTAATAATCTAAAAATCCGAATAGCTGAATATAAGCAGTCGGAAAAAGAAAAGCAAATATCCTCCGAGCTTGATAATCTCTTGGGCAAAGAATATGTTGGAGTAAAAGGGCAAGCTGCTATAGATAAGTTAATGCAAGAAAGGCAAGGACATGTCAAAGCAGCATTTCATCGCGAAGATATTGGCGATATTGACTTGCTGTGGGGCAGCAGCTCCGTGGGGTTGCAACATATCATACAGCAAAGAGAGCGACAGGGGATAGATGTTCATGACTTTGTAAAACAAATAACCGACACGATAGAAAAAGGTCAATATTACGGCAAGAATAGTCGTGGGGATTTTCAGTTTATACATAACGGCAAAATGGTGGTTATTGCACCCGAATATCACGGACAAGAAATTACCTATTTGCTTACAGCTTTTAATACAAGATATAAAGCAAAAACGTCACCAACGAATGATGACGTTTAGATAAACAGGGGAAGCCCGCATCCCTTCCATTAATTAGCAGCTAAGCGGTAAATTTCTGCTGTCCTGTTCATTAATATTATACTCTAAGACAACGAGCAAGTCAATAGAGTCGTTATTCGTCCTGCTTATCCTCAAGTTGCTTAACACGCTCTTCCAGCTCTGCAATGCGCTCGTCCTTTGTGGGCTTGTGTTCGCGCTGTAGCTTGGTCTTAAGGCTTGCGCTGATATCTGCTGCCTTTGCGTGTATAGCGTCCTTGTGTGCGTGTATGTACAGGCTGAGGCGCACAATGTCGACTATAAGCATGAGCAGGGCTATGGTGATTATGACGTAGTCGGGAGCGATGTCAGTAAATATATCAGTATATGGGGCAAAATATGGGTCGCAACAGAAGATTTCATACAAAGAAATTAACTTTATAATTTCTGCAATTAAAATAAATACAAAGGGCAAAGAATGGCTATGAATTTGCTTTTTTTTAATTATAGAGATTAAAAATATAATTACAAAAGAAACAATTCCGAGTATTACAAAAATTTCACCTATTATATAAATAGGGGCAGGTGAAAAAAGCATAAATGGAAAAAATAACGCAGTGCCTAACATATAAAGAGTTCGTTCTTCTTTAGGGTATATAGGAAAAAATAGCAATATAAATATAGCAAGAAATAGAACTAAAAAAAACCAGCGGCTGTATTTATTAATAAAAGTCATCATAAGCACCGACCTCCCAGTGGGTGCTTAAATTATAAAACAATAAAGGAGTAAAATCAATGTTATTTAATCAAACAATTCAATTAATAGAATTGACGAAAGAACTTGAGCGTGTCACAGTAGACACGCTTACGTCAACTTATGCGCTTGGACATACATATCAGAATGCGGGGAATTGGATACAGGGAGCAGAAACGAATTCAAATACTGAATTTACCAAATTTGATATTTCCACAGATGCTCGCTATTATAAAAATATTGCGCAAGGCAAGTTGGATTTAGTTCAAATTAACGCATATTACCAAGAGACCAGTTCTGACCCGATATACAATCCTACAACATTAATTGTTAAATTGAATGGAGAAGAAATATATAATCAGTTAGTTCCTGCACCTCCTTCGACAGGCGGCAAACCCGAGAATGGGGCTATATTTGGCAGTATAGATTTATCCAACAAGGTTGGTACGCTAACTGTTGAATATTATTCTGAACGGGGGTCTCTTCCTCCTACTTGGGCAAGATTAGTTTATACTATCCAAGCCATAGCGTATATCCCCAACGAAAAGCCGCGAAGTGTAACGGACGTTATCAACCGCGTATTGGACGTGGGCGTAAGCTGCCGTACGCTCGACGAAAAGCCGTTTTACAAACTGGACCCCGTGTACGCCGAGATGTTCAGCAAAGTACCTGCGCCCGAGTATACGTTTACACGCGCCACGCTGTACGAGGTACTGCTCGAGATAGGCACGACAAATAATCTCGGAGCTATCCCCAAACTCAAGTGGAACTTTGAGTCCAACACGGCGAGTATAATATCTTTTACGCTCACAGGCACAGATGAAGTGTATACGCTGCCACCCGACGCTACGGGATATCTCTCACTTGAGCACACAACGGACGCAGAGAGTTTCTGCGGCGGTATAGAAAGCTATGTTGAGAATATGGTTAACAGCATAGACCAGTCTCAAGGAACGGTTACAGAGCCGTCAAGATATGGCTTTCAGACGCTACGAGGCGGGGAGAATGACTACTTTGTGGACGACGACCATGCGCAGCTTAATATGCAGTTTCCGATATACCAAGTAAATAAAGTAGAGCAAGGCGCAGTATCGGCTGATTCGGGTAATATTGGAGATATAACTCCTTATCTATTTGAGAACGCAGAGTATGCTACATTAAGTCCATACGTAGGCAGTTTTCCTAAAAGCAAAAAATATGCGCTGCGTTATACACAGGGCAGCAATGTTATAGATTGCTTTACAGTTAAAGCCGAGGACGCGAAAATATTGGGGATAGATAGTCAAGAATATGCCGCAGTTGAGATTGCAAAACAGCAAAAGAGCGACTTGCAAAAAACAAGCTCGATAGCAAACTTTGCCTATCGAGTAAATTACACGCCCATAGTCGGAGCGCGTGTGCGCCAATACAAGCCATACCGTAACTCGCACCCGCGCAACAATATACTATACTATAATCAAGCGGCAAATGTCGTGGAGAGCTCGTATTACGGACACAACATGAAGTATTACCTCGCCCGTATCGGTAACGACCTTTACATTGTTACTTACAAATTCCAAAAGTGGAGCAGCTTGCCGAAGATAGGGCAGCTCTTTGCCGACAAATACATTTCGCAGGTAGATATATTAGCCGAGCAGGACTTTATCGTAGCCACGCTGTACTTAACGCCTAACTTTAATCGCCTCAATCAAAATGTTGGAATTAACGCGGCGCGCAGGCAATACGAAGTGTCGGAAAGACAGAGCGTCAAAAGGGATATAAACCGCTCGGAGTTCATACTCCTTGCACATACATCGCAACCCAGTGAGGCTCCGTCTATAACCGACAGGGGAATACTGCTGGCGTATTATTTCACATTTAACCCTACAAAGGATACGGACCGGTCACCTCATAACGCGATTGTGCAGGGCTTTGAGAAAAGCGCAGACGGTGGAGTAGGCAGTGCTGTACAAGCTCCTATTCTTAGAGCAGTATCAGCTATGGCTTTTGGCAACTCATTGTTATTTAAGTGGGATTTTAAGGATAATTACGGAGCAGGTCAAAAGGCAAAAGCATTTACATCAAGCAGAAAGTCATTACGTGATGTTCCTTACGGGAACTATTATGGGCGTTTTTATTGGCTAAGTATGAAGTACTATAACTATGCTATTGATAAAAAAAAGGAGACTTGGGCTAATCAAATAAGCGAGCCGGCTTCCGTTAAACATGGTTTGTTTGACAAACTGCCATCAATAGACACCGCAACAGCTAATCCAGGGGCAACATACATAGATTTTTCATCTAATCCTATAGCGGTTGATAAAGATAGCCGCGAGCAGATAAATCTTACGCTCCAGTACCACCACCAAGCGGTGGACGAGAGCATTGTCATGGGCTCGGAGCTTTGTGCAAAAAATCGCATGGTTTATACCGGAAAGCCTATAAGGTGGTCAATCGTATTGTTGCCGTATCGCCTTAATCAGTTGCGCAACATAGTTAACCTTGACGGTGCGGCTATCTTGCGAGATAAGGCAGACACTCTCGGAATAAGCTCTTATAAAATAGGGAGAGGGACAAGATACATTAAATTAACCGCGCCGACTAACACTACAGGACAGACATATAAGTCGTGGGCGATTATTAACGGCGAGACTAACGAGCTGTTCCTCGGCGACAATATCGAGTTAGCACCGGGCGCGAAAGCTCCGGATATTTATATAAATTTTTAGGAGGTAAAACAGGTAACAATGGTAATTTACATCAAGTCGGACGGCACAACGCAAGTTGTATCGCCCGAGCACATCTACCAAGGCTCGAGCGTCAACACAATAACGCTCCTTACGCCTTTTCCGTCGACGGTAGCAATGCAAGTGGGCTTTCGTCTGCCCGACGGCTCTACAGAGGGCTATAAGCCTATGCAGTACGTAGATACGGTCATTAATGGGGTGACCGTAAGCGCGTACACATACCAGCTTTCAGCAGCTATAACGTCGCAAATAGGTACGGTCGGTATAGCTTTCTGCGCGCTTTTTAGCAACGGCAAGCAGACGTCTTACCTCGCAAATATCGAGGTCGAGAAGTCTATATTGCCCGAGCTTCCGCCTGCGCCGTCCGAGGACGTCTACGCGCTAATCCTTAAGTATTTGCAGGAAAATTCTGCCGATATTGAGCATATGCAGAGAGAGATTATTGTACTAGCCACAACGACGAACTCGGCATACAACATAGCTTCGCACGCACGTGTTACTGCAAATGAGGCGAAAGAGATAGCGCAGGAGGCTCTCGACCAATCTAAGGTCACAGGCACGCAGGTGCAAGTTCGGGGCGTTTTTCAAAAAACGCTCGACTTTATCAGTGACCCGCAGTCGCAGATTAACGCAAAGACACAAGTCAATGTGGACGGCGTCGGACAAGGTCTTATTAGTTTTGTGAGCGACCCGCAGTCGCAGATTAATAATCTCAATATCGAGATTAATCGCGTAGACAACAGCGCACAGCAGGGCATAGCACAAGTCGACGTTAAGGCGGAGCAAGGTATTACTACCGCAAATGAGGCGAGAGAGATAGCGCAGGAAGCCTTAGAGCAGTCTAAAGTAACGGGCACGCAAGTGCAAGTCGGGGGTGTCTTTCAACCGACGCTTGATTTTACGAGCGACCCGCAGGAGCAACTTGACGGCAAAGTCAATAAGTCCGGAGACACAGTTACAGGACGGCTGACACTTGCCGGCGGAGCGTCTATTTACAGCGGAAAAGAAAGCACATACATAGAACTTGGCAACGTAGGTCGTACAGGTCTTGAATTTCATGCGCAAAGCGATCCGAATGTATTCTTGGATTACGACGCAACGATACAGGCAAGAGATGCTACGTCACAGACAGATTACGGGTCGGCAATATTAGAATATATTGCGCGAGAGCATAGATTTACAAAAGGAGATATCTATAATGCATACGGACAAGCAATGCGCGGATTTAAGACGGTAACGCAGGGGGCAATATTGAATGATGTAAGAAGCGGATTTTACGCAGACGGATATGATTTATATTCAAGAAGCGTTGTTGTCGGGGAAGGCGCCGATAAATTTGTCCTCACGTGGGATTTTGGCGGAACTTATTCGAGAGGATTATGGGTAAGGGCGTATAGTAATAAGAATTTGGAGGTAGAGCAAAAAGCGTTACTTATTGACCCCACACAGCTTGAAATATCTACTGCCAACGGTTGGACGATAGGTGGAACAGGATTAAAATCGCCTACAGTAAATGGTATTTATCTTTTTGCTTGTCTATTAAATCTGCTGGGCACAAGATATTGGGTGGTTTCAAACGGATTTAATGTTAAAGCCGCAGATAGCTTTTCAGTTCCAATTTTATTTTTAACAAAGGTTGGTGTATTAGCTGTTTCAGATACTACTTGGAAAATACATAATTTGAATCAAAATGTTACTCTTGAGCAAGTTGCTTACAAAAAAATAATATAAGGAGAACAATATGGGATATTGGGATAAAAATATACGCGGTTTCGTGCCGCAGCAAAACGAAGAGGGCACGCTGCCCGAGTACACAGACGAGCAGATTAATGACATGCTCAATAGCGGAGTAGTTGTTACAGGCGAGGACGGACTGCCTAAGGTCTTGCCGTTTCCCGAGCCGACGGCAGAGGAAAAGCAAAAGCAGTACGAGCAGGAAGTGGAGCGATTAATACGCAAACGTTATACCGTATCGCAAGAGCTTGCGATATTGCGCCAGCAGACAGCAAAAGCCGCCGAGTGGCAGGAGTATTACGACTACTGCGAGCAGTGCAAGGACAACGCATATCGGTCAATTTACAAAATAAATAGGAGGTAATCAACATGGAAGATATGGTAACAGGACAGCCCGAGGGCGTTTCGCCTTTTTGCAGGGCGCATACATACGTGCAGGGGCTAATAGACGAGGCAACCACTATACAGACGTACACGCGTCTGTCGCAGGAAGCGCAGAACTTCGAGGAGTTCAAGGAGATACTCGGCGACGAGCTTAATCACGCCTTGACGTTCGCCCTTAGATACGCGATTGAGCTGGGTATCCCGATACCCGAGGACGGGCTCGAAGATTTAATCGGGAGGGCATTCAACGATGAACAAAGCGACGTATAGGATTATAGGCGACGGGGCTAAGCGCGTCAATAATACCGCGCTGCTTATCGAGAACGGAGGGATAACCGTTGAGTTCGATAATCTGCCCGAAGAGCAAGCGTGTGTCCTTGAGATTAACATGCAAGAGAGCGGCGGTATAGCCGCTACTCGCATTATAGATATTAAGGGCAATAAGGCGAGCATAGAACGGCGAGATATCAAGGTCGGAATAATGCAGCTTAAGTTGCACTTTACAGACGCTACGGGCAAGATAGTGCGCGTAATTGTTTGCGAGCCTATCTGTGTGCACTCAATCTTTAAGCAGGCGGACGAGCCTTTACTTGGGTATACCGAGCTGGGCAATATACTCGAGAGAATTGCGCAGACAGAGCAAGAGCTTGCCACGGTGCGAAAGAAATACGAGGAGGCTATTGCTAAACTCGATGATTATCAACGCGCAACGACAGCCGCGCTCGAAGATATACGCGGCGCTTACAAATTAAATCTATTCGGAGGTAAAAAACAATGACTAATAAATCAAAATCAATAATGGAGTGGACGATATCAATCGTCCTTATTTTTTGCGCAATACTTGTGCCGCTCATGCTGTGCGGCGGTCAAACGTGGGCAGAAGAGATTGCCGGGGGCGACGGCGCAGGCGACACGGAGATTGTCGAGGACACGCAGGATAACGGCGGCTTCGGCGCGTGGATTAAAGCTAATTGGCAGACTATTGTACAAGCATTCGCAGGCGTTTCGGGCGTAGCAGCGGTATCCGCCATGATAGGCGTAGTTACGCAGATTGTTAAGTTTATCAAAATATGCAAGAGCGGCAACGCCTCTACGGACGAATTAAAAGCAGTATTTAACGCCCTCGTCGACGAAGTTAACGATATCAAAAATCATACCAACGCAATGCTTAAGGACGAGAGCGCAGCGCTTGCGGTCCTTGCAGACGCAGGCAAGACTACCGCGGACAAGCAAGCGGCATTGCTCGGCGTAGTGCAGCGTTTAATAGACATGAGCGAGCTGCCGCACGAGACCAAAGTCAGCCTTACGGGATTGATTAACGGAGGTATAACCGATGAGCAGGCGGCAGAAAGGTAATATCATTTATTACACAGGACTTGTGGGGGCTATCTTAGCCCCCTTAATTGCGGCAATGACGCAATTCCCCGTATGGATAGATTACGTAGATAGCGGCGAGGTAGGCTTTCTCTTTGTCTTTGCCGCGATGCTGTGCTGCATACCGCTTTTTAAGCATTTCAAAATAGCTCTGCGCTCTCCGACGGCAACTGTCATGTGGGTATTTATATTCCTGCTTGCATGGGCTCTTGAGAGCATTATTACGCAGATAAAGTTAATCGCGCTTGTAGGCTTAATAGCCAACATTGCAGGCGCGATACTGTGCGGGATAGGTAATTACTTGCGTCGTCCCGCGCCGCCTAATAACGGGCAAATAAATTGACTACAAGGAGATTAATTAAGTTATGGAAAAGTTAGAGAGCGGACAGGAGTTGCCCGAGCTTAATCCTATTAAAAAGACGGTTAAGGGGACTATCTATCTGATAACCAATATCGCTTTGATTGTAGCGGTCGTATTTATATATTTTGTGTCGCTCAAGCCCGCAATAAAAATAGACTGGGGCGCCATTACATACGAAATAGTCATACTCTGCGTATTTGCGTACATACTGTTTTGCAATAGCTTAGCCCGCGCTAAGCTCAAAGGGCAGAATACTGAAGCGTATATTAAGGCTGTAGAAGCGTATACGGAAGCAAGCGGCAGATTGCTCAAGAATATCAATATTGATTATCTATATAAATTCTGCGAAGAGCATAAGCGTGAGGACCTCGAAAATCGTCGTAAAGGATTGCTCGTCAGCGCGTGTGTAAGCTACAATAAGTACATAAATGAATATAGCAACCTCTCAAGAAAGGACCTTGCAGCACTTGAACGCATAAGCAATGTGGACGGCAAGGAGCGCACGGTCAAGCTATTTACGCGCAGGCAGATACGGGCTATCATGCAGGCTAATCGCATGCGCTGCAAGAAGTTCGACCAATCAATGCTGATTACGGTCGGCAAGGTCTCGGGCAATAGATTTTTGCCCCGCGACCCTCGCAAGAACGAGACTTTTTACAAGGTTAAAAAAATTGCCATGAGCTTGGTCACCATGACGTTGACCGCCTCTATCACCGTCGACGCCGTTCTTGACCTATCCTGGGCGACGGTCGCGGAATGCGCAGTTAAGCTCGTAGCAATGGCATGGGCTTGGACGAGCGGGCATATGTTTGGCTGGGACAATACCACCAAGGACGAGGTTTACTTTCTCCGCTCAAAAGCAGAATGGTGCGACCGCGCCGACCGCTGGCTCAATAATTATCTTCCAAAAGCAGAGGAAAAAGGGGACAATTAGTCCCCTTGATTTAATTAAATTAATAGTTTATAATATATATGAAAATTCCTTTATATGTGTCTATATCGCATATATATTTATGTGTTTTATGCGGCAATGCTATAAATCTTAGGTATCAAAAAACACATAAAAAATATGTGTTAAAAATAAAAAAATCACTTATATATGTCGATTATTTGAAAATTCGCCAAACGAAATTAATTTTATTTCCGTCGACAGTGATGTATCTGAGCAGTAAGTGCAGTAATTGCCGCTTGGCAACCATGTCTAATGTATCCCATTGAGCTACTTGCTTTTTAAGGAAATTCAAAGTAATATTTTTATCTACAACGGTTTTTTGCGCTTCTAATTCAATCAGAGTATTATTACGAGTGATTTTGTCCTCTATGGATTTATTGCGCAGGGTAAAGGTGTCCTTATCTATATATCCCTCCATATAGATGTCGAGTAACTTTTCTTTTTGCTTAAAGAGGCTGGCGTTTTCCTCAATCAGTTTAGAGGCTTCGCTTTGAATTTCTGCAACAGACGCGTTAGAAAAATCTAAATTTTTGATTTTTTCACTTACAGCACTATTTAGACTGTCCATGCTATATATCTGATTGCTGCATTTATGATCATGCTCGTGAGGATTGTATTTTAAGCGCGCAGCGCAGCCGTAACTAAAGTATCTATATTTTTTACCGTTGGCTAAGCGGTCAGACCGCTTAACCGTATATTTTTGTCCGCATTGAGCGCAGACGATTAGTCCCGTTAAGAGGTAGGGCGAGCTTTGACGCCGTATCTCGCCCTTATTTTCACGCACTTTGTTGGCTTTCAGCCAAGTATCATACGAGATGATGCTGTCGATATTATTTGCCTTATACATGACGCCGCGATAAATATAGTATCCTGCGTAGATTGGACGCATTATCATGGCTTTAACGCCCATATAATTGCGCGTTTGAAAGAAATGTACATCGGGATATTCAACCTTGCACAAGTTAAATATATCTCTTAATGACATGCCGTCGATATACAACTTAAATACTCGTTTTACAATTTCCGCCTCTTCGGGGATAAGGTCGAGCTTTTTTGTCGCATAATTATATCGATAACCGAACGGTGCTTTCCCCGGCGCAATATATTTGCCGCTCTTGGCTCTTGCGAGCTTGCCAAGCTGCATACGTTCGGTTATAGTGTCGCGCTCGAGCTCGCTAAAAGTTGCGCTCATTTTAAGCGCAGCGCGTCCAAACGGGGAAGAGAGGTCTATATTCTCAGTCATTGAGAAGAGCGTTACATTCTTTTTGCCAAACAGCTCGACAAGCTCTAATACGTCCTTTACGTTACGAGACAATCTGTCCAGCTTATATATTAATACTATATTAATATTGTTATCGTTAATATCCTTTATAAGGCGTTGAAGAGCAGGGCGATTGGTATTGCCGCCAGAGTATCCCTCGTCTGAGTATAGGTCCACCACGGTGTAATCCATGGCTTTAGCGTAATTGCGGAGCTTTTCAGCTTGTGCGCCGAGAGAGTAGCCCTCGGCTACTTGCTCCTGTGTAGATACTCGAGTGTATAATGCTGCTTTCATATGGTTGCTGCTCTGCTTATCTTTTTTTGTAATCTTTCTTTTTTATATGTAAACGGTCTTTTTTGATTGTCATTAAATCCGTATAATTTTGTTGATACTTCTTTTAGTTTGAATTATCGTCTTGATATTATCTTTGACGGCAATTATATCCGCGCCATAATCTCCGCTTAATCGTGTCTGTTTAGTTTCATAGCCTAATTTGTTATATAACACACATACATATTCTTCAAATGTTTTTCCATTCATTTTATCTATTTGTATAATGTCAGCCTTTAACAGTAATTCTTTTTGCGATCTACGAGCTTTCGCTTCCTCTTCTTCTTTTTGTCTCATGCGGGCTATCTCTTCGCGTCTTTTTTTCAATCTTTCCTCTTCAGCCGCTTGTATTTGCATAGCGTGCAAATATTTTGCCCTAAACCATAAAAAAATGGATATTACGCCTAAAACACCAGCAGCAATACCAAAGATTATTTTAGTGGGTTTAGAATCTGTTAAAGGAGAGGACGCCGCCACTATAGCACCAATTGTGCACATAAACAAAATAAAGCTTGCAACTACCGAGCCCGAATATTCGCCATAATTGCGCTCGATTTTGTCCATATTAGTTTTGGTAAAAAATTTTTTTCTTCGCATATGATACTCCTAAAAATTTATCTATTGCATTTATTTCAATTGCATTATACAATAATAATGCGCTTGTCGACGAAGTGTTAAAACACAAACAAGGAGAAAACTATGACAGACCAACAACTTAAGCATTTTACAGATGCTTACATTAAAATGTCTGAAGCCGATAAGAAAATCTTTGTCGATTATCTTTTGTCGCTTATTTCTTCGCGACAAGGCTCTCAGCCATTCGAGCAAGCAACTCAATATCAGCAGGAGATAAGTTCCTTAAATCGTCAAGACTAATTCCGCGCTTATTCAACTCTGAGAGCAGGGGATTGTCAATAATAGGCTCTTGATCGTCAAGATTGAGAGCCTTTTTTATAGCTTCAATCGTGTCAAGTCGTGGATTGGGTGTGCGCCCCGAAAAAATACTTTTCAAGGTGCCGATTGGGATACCTGAAGCATTTGAAAGATATTCGTAAGTGATTCGGTTATCTTTCATAAATTTTTTAATTTCTAATATGTTCATATATTGCACCTGTTTGTAGTGTATTAAAAAAGTCTATTTTAATCAACTTTTTTTCAACAAGACGCTTGACAAGTAGTATAAATTCGACTATCATATATATGCAAAGTCGAGAAAATACGACTTTACTGGAGGCAATAGTTTGAATTTTCATTTATTACTACGTAAACACGGTTTCAAAATACCTTCGCTGGCAAAAGAGATAGGGATATCTAAAGGCGCGATGTATTCTTGGTGCAAAGGGACCTCGTTTCCAAAGTACGATACATTAAAGAGAATGTCTGTGATCTTAAATGAAAGTATTGAGGATATAGTTAATTCTTTCAACGCGTAACAAGGTTTGTTTACAAAACATATTAAAGACTATGGCAAGAATAAAGGACGATGTAGTAATAACACATATCTTTGCGGACGGCACGGTCATGACAGACGAGGAGTTCATGGCTAATCCTATTGTAGTAGATAAGGATAAAAATCCAGAGATATGGGACGGCTGCATGGAAATATTATCGCCCGAATATAGAGCTGCAAAGGCGCGCCGTAAAGAGTGGGTAGAGTTACGCAGGCGGCAGCTTGCAGAGCAGGAAGCGGCTATCAATAAGGCATTAAAGAATTAAGTCGGGCTACGGTCTGATTAAACAAATAAGGCGGGACAAGCCTTAGAGGAGGTAGGATATGAAAGCAATTTACAAAGACAGCTGCGGCTCATACAGCATAACAGAGCACAGGGACGGCGCAGCGACATTGCGTTGCAGGAACAGTGTCAACAATCACTTGGATGTTAACAAGCGATACAAGAGCGTCAGAGGCGCGCAGATAGCACTTAGCAGATACTGCGGCGGCATGCCTATAAAGGTGGATTGAGCTATGTTTGACTTAAAATCGATAAGCGAGCGCCTAAAAGAGCGCGGATACAAGTTCAAGGACTGGGCGGACAATCTACACAAGGGGCTTGCGATAAGCCGTGAGGACGGCATAGACGGGCACATCGGCGAAGATGAATACTTCTTTGTTCGCAAAAACAAGCGGTTAGTGTTTTCGCCGGGGCAGACAGCAAATATTGACGAAAGCATAAAGAACGAATTCAAATACATAATTTACGGGAGGTAAGGAGCAATGAGAGTATTCACAGTTGAAGATATGGAGAACTTCGAGCGGGACGAGTACGGTCGGTTAATCTGTCCAAGCGGCGATTACACGCAAATTAAATCGTTTGGCGAGCAGTGCAGTTTTGGCGAGTGGTGCAGTTTTGGCGAGGCGTGCAGTTTTGGCAAGAAGTGCAGTTTTGGC